GAGTTGAGCGCCGCGCAATAGCCGATGAGCTCCCATTTCGTGTGTTTTCCCTCATCGTCGAGCTCTTCGGCGATGAACATCTTCCCGCCCTCGGTCCGGAAGACGTATTTGTCGAATTCCTCGTTTAGTATCAGCTTGTCGAAATACCCGTCGCACACGTCGGCGACCTCGACTTCGTAGCGCACGATCTCGACGAATCGCCATCTGCCGGAAATCCAATCCTTGACGAACTGCTTGCGGAGCCCGTACGTCTTGCCGCGGCCCCTGGACGTGATGATCATGTTGAGGCGCGCTGCATACGAGAACGTTTTCGACCAATTATAGAAATCGACTGTCTGCATTAGAAATATCCGAATTCGTAATTCGCGACCTTTACCCTGATTCTCCCGATTCCCGTCACGTAGAGCCAAGCCCAGAAACCGTATACCATCATCTTTTCGATATATCCGTTGCCGGTGGATGCCGGCTTGAGCGGGTACCATATCCCATTGCAGTTGACCATCTCCCATTTGTAATTGGTCGAGTAGCGCGAGAAGTACACGAATGTGCGCCCGTTGTAGAACTCGACGCGCGATGCGGTGAAGAGCATTTCGATCGCTCCGGGGACCGTGGCCGTCATCGCGAACGCCTGGACGCCGGGGCTCGTGTTGAAACCTTGGGCCGATGCCGTCATGGCGATCGCGGTGAAGCGGTAATACGTCACGCCGCTGATCGCAACGAGGCTCGCCGTAGCTGTGGCAGCGCCGGCGAGAGTCCCCGAGATTTCCCGGTATGCCGAGGCGCTCCCGCTCGTCGCCGATTGCCGCGCGCTCAAAGCGCTGACCTGGACCGGGCCCGAAACCGTCATCCTGCTATCGTCGTTTGCCCTCTTGACGTACACCGTCGCTATCATCGAATCGGCGTCGGCGTAGATGAATCCGTCCGATCCCTCGAAACCGAGGTACGAGATGGCGATCGTCAAGGTTCCCGACGATTCGGTGATGTTAGCCGTCGTCGAAATTCGCGGATTGAGCAACCGCTCCGGCGAGAAGCTCGGGGATGTGTATTCGAGCTGAACGAGCGCGTCGTAAACCGCCATTTAGAACACCTGGCAAAAGCAGCTTTCGAGCGCCTCGAAGATGAGGCCCAGGAGATCCGGCATGGTTTGCGCCCAATTGCTCGCGAGCTCGGAGACCTGCCCGGATTTGACCGTGCGCTCTATTTCGTTCTCGGCGGTCGCGTGGTCGCTCGACGAGCTCGTGCCGGTGCCACTCGTGGTCTGGTCGTGCTCGATCGTGCCGGTATCGGTCCCGCTCGTGCTCGACGTTCCCGTTCCGGTAGACCCTGATTCGGTCCCGTTCGTCATATAGTTTTCGGTCGACGAGAGCATGACTTGGGGCGTCTCCGACGAGATTGCCGTCGCCTTCGATTCGCTCGTGGTCTCGTTTTCGCTCGTGTTCGCGCGGTCGTACGTGTCGACGAGCTTCGAGGTCCCCGAATCGGTGCGCGTGCCGCTCGACGTCGAGGATTGCTCGTTCGTCCCGTGGGAGGTCTCGAGGGTCGACACGTCCCAATCTTCCGAGCCGGCGAGGGCGAACGCAGCGATGGAGTTCACACGCGGCATTATGCGGTTCATGACACGTTGGGCATATGCGGAAAACATCGGCGCGGTCTCGCTGCCGATCTCGCGATACTCGAAATAGCCGTATATCTCGCCGTTCAGCCAATCGCGTTTGGTCTCGTCCCAAATGGGGTATGTGCCGAGCACGTCTCCCATGGTGTACCCGTATCGCTCGATCACGTCGTAGAGCGTAGGCGCGTTGAAGAGCTTCTCGTCGTAGAGATTCGGGTAAAGATACATCTAGACTCCCTCCCCTGCTGCTTGCTGGTTGCCCATCGCCGCAAGTAGCGATGCGAAACCGCCTCCGGTCATCGCCGCGGCAATATCGGCGATCGAACCCTCGATCCCCCATTCGACCGTGAGCGGTTCCGTCTCGAAACCATGCGCCGCGAATAGCACGTTCGCCCGCTCGCAGAACTCCCCGCGTGCCTTGAGCCTGCTTTCCCTCATGCCCATGATCATCTCGTTGTTGGATAGCACCTCGGCGGTCTGGACGCGCTCTTTCTTATCGACGTTGGTATTGTCGATTCCGAGGAACGTCAACGCCTCGTTCACGAGCATCATCTTGTTCGCCTGGATCTTGTCGGCCACGTAGGGCGCGCCCGTCTGCAATATATAGGGGAGTTCCTCGGCGCCTTGCTGCGTGACTTCCCAATATTGATCCTGGCGTTCGAGCTTTTGCCGGAGCTTGTTTCTCTGCTTGCCCTTCTCCGCGTTCGCCGCGATGACCCACGGGGTGAGCTGCGCATCGACGTTCATGTCCATGACCCAATCGTAGCGCGCGATTCGCTGTGCGTAGGACCTGAGCGTGAGCAGGAGCGGCACTCTCATCATGTTATCCCAGCAAACCGCGCAATCCGCATCGCGTACGAGCATCGTCTGGGGATCTCCCCACGGCTGCGCATGACGGTACCACCATTGCCCCGAGGGACTCGTGAGCAATACCTCGTTCGGGTTGTAGTACATGTTGATCATATCCGCGAAAGACGCCTGGGCGAACAGGAGACCGCCCGACTCGGAAAACATTCCCCCGCATCCGAAATGGAGCAGGATGTACTCGACCGCGCGCGCGTCTATCCCTGCGGGCATGTTGTTCCACTTAATGGAGCTGATAGCGAGCGTTTTGAGCGCATTGTACCAAACGCGGTAGTACTGGTACTCTTCGAGGGATCCCCCGCGCGTCGTGAACATGTCGCGAACCCAACGCCTGCCGTACTGCTGATCTTCCTCGAAGGGGAACTCGATTAGATCCCTCTCTCTGATTGGTTTCGTCATGAAATCCTCCTAGTAAAGCGGGCCTATCGTCGTATCGGGCCCGTTGGCCGTCGGCGTGAAATAGACCATCTTGCCGATATCGTCCGGATCCCTCCAGATCGTGACGCCCTTCTCGAATATGCCGCGGATCGCCTCTTTGACGCCCTCCTCGACGTTGCCGTTCAAAACGACGTCCTGGGCTTTCCAGTAGCAGAAATAGTTCATTATGCAGAAGTTCGTGCCGATGTGAACGTATTCGTTCACGGCGTAGCCGAAGCGCTGCCAGTACCTCGATATGCGGGCCTGGTAGCCGCGCGAGACCGTATGCCCGGAAATGATGTAATAGACCGAGCGCCACGCTGCGAGGTTCGCCAGGAAACCGCCACCCATCGCGCCGGAAAACGTCGGCGGAAGGACCTGCGCGTTCTGCACGGTCGCGTCGATCGCGGCTATGGCCTGCTGGTAATCGCCGCGCGCCGCCCATTGCTGCAGCTGGTAATTCGCGTCGATGTTGCCGGCCTGCGCGCGCTGCGTCGCCTGGAACTGCATATTCCCGACCTCGTTGGCGGTCGCGCCCGTCGAGGCGTTCACCGTGGTGTTTATGATCGTGGACACGTCAGCGCCCCCGAAGATCTGGTTCGCGGTTCCCTGCGCACCGGCAGAAAGCGAATTGAACGTGTCGCGCAATTGGTTTCCGACGAGGTTCCCCATTGAATAGCGCGAAATGTCGCGTTGCGTGTTATAGGCAAGTTGCTGGTTTTGGGCCGCCGCCCCCATCGACCGCATGGCGTTGTCGTATGACGTCTGAGAGCTCGCGAGCGAGCGGTCGAGCTGCCATCCGGCGTTATCGCGCGCATAGCCGAGCGTGCCGGCATTGGCGGCGAGATAGTTGATGTAACCGTCGTTTATGATCGAGAATTGCGGGAACTCGTTCCACAACAGCGCATTGTCGAAGGTCTCCCCGTAGTGCTTTCGCGACGATCCGACGCCTCCGGCCGGCGCCTTTTGATAGATTATGAGGTCATCGTGCGCGACGTCGGCCCCGTAATAACTCGGGTAAATGGCGATCCGCTGGAACGGCGGGATCGCGCACGAGTAGATGAGATCGTCGACGAGGTTGTTTGCGAAGCGCTCCGGTTTGAAGATGATCGGCTGGCCGGTGTAGTTCTCGTACTGCAGATAGGAGAACGGCCAAACCTTGCTCTTGGGCTCGTTCTTCCACTCGGGAAGGACGGCCCCGTCGTTCGAATAGTACGGTTCCAACATGTTCGTCACGTAGTACGATGTGAAATATTTCGTTGGGTTCGAGCTCGGAGTCGGGTAGTAATACCCATCGTATTTGAATTTAGAGTTGATCGCATAAGCCGGGACGTTGCCGCCTATGTTCTCGATGTAGTTCGAATCCAAATCGAGCATCTCGCCCGGAACCGCCGTCAACGACAAGATGTTGTTCGCTATCCAAGGGTACCCGTTGAGCGTCGACAAGAACGTCGTGAAGTTCGACCACGTGAGCGCCCAATACTCGCATGATGCCGGCAACTCGTCGGACAGGTTGCCGTACGAAACCGGAAGGCGCGGATTGTTGACCGTCCCCCATTCGCTCCGGTTAGCGGACACGTCGAGCTGGACCGCCGACGCCACGACGATCATCCATGCGGAATCACCGGACCCGATGAAAGACCGCGTTTTCTCGTTGATCGACATATAGGCGTTTCCGACGTCGAGCCCCTCGGGCTGGACCAGATACCGGCGGGCGATGTTGTAATACTGGTTCTGTGCGTCTCCCGTCGCCGTCGCATAGGTCCTCTCGAACGCATGCCGCGCGACGTGCCCGCGCTCGACGAAAGCACTCTCGATCTCGATATAGGGGCCGTACGTGGTCCACACGTCGAGCTGTAACGTCAAATGCGTCGTGTTCGGGGCGACGAAAGAAACTCCCGTTATGAAGTAGTAGAGCGTCGGGGGCGTCTCCTCGCCCGGTACCGGCAATTCGGGATTCTTAACGACCAGGTAATTGTACTTGTAACACTTGCTATAAGGAAGGTTTACGCGCACCGGCTCGTTCGGCTTGCAATACGTCACGCGGTCGATTTCGACCATCTCGCCCGGAAATTCGGCGCGGAAGAAATACGAGTCACGGTGCGATTCCTGGAAATTGCACCGGTTTTCCGCGGAGTGCCGGTAAAGGTTGAATGTCGAGACGTTCCGGTAGTTCTGGTCCCAAGGTACATCGCACAACTTGAGCGTGGTACCGATCGGCCACGTCGAGGGCGTGAAGCCGATAGATACGTCGAACCCCCCTACTCCCACGTTTTCAACCGGATATGCGTCCATATGTGCTACCTCCAAAGAAAAAGGCCCGTTTTCACGGGCCTAATTCTAGCATGCGGAATCTAGCTTTTCACTTCCGCGATGAGCTCGAAGGGCGCTGACACGATCTTGTCGGCTTCGCAGTCGTAGAAGTAACCGCACGGGACATGCGCCGCCCGCGTGCCGTCCGCGTACGTCTCGGGATTGGGAATCTCGCAGTAAACCCACCATTCTTCGTCCTGGCTGTGGTAACGGAATTTCGGGAAGATCATGCGCGCTAAGTCCCGCGGGATGCCGGCTCGCATCTCAGGCGATGCCTCCACGAAAGCGGTACGGGCGCGCCTCGTCTTGAACCGGTAGAGCATGATCTGATTTGAGTATTCGGCCCTGGACGTGCGATAGGTGCTGATGGCGTAGTAGTACATTAGAAAATCTCCTTTCCTTCAATGGAGATGTGCGGGTTGGAAACCGTCAACTTGGTATAACCTTCCTCGTCCTCTGTGAACACATTGCGGGTGCCGTCTAGCTCCCATTTGAGAACGTGTTCTTCGAGATTAGAGCGGGAATCGTATGAAATGGAAAAATCATATTCGATTCCCAGACTGATCAAACACTTTTCGAGCTTTTGGATTTTCTTGAGCATGTTTCCTCCTTAACAGTAGCGCGAGGCGTATATGACGAACCCGAGCAGGAAGACGATCGTTAAAATGGAGTCCGCGAGCATTTCTCGATCTCCTTATCGACGAGGTCTTTAATCTCTTCGCTCGGGACGCCGGTGATCTCTTCGGTCATCATGAGACAATGGTTATACGCGTCGAGATACGTTCCGGCACCGGCGACGGCGCCGCCCTTGCAAAAAGCGTGGTAGAGGTCATACTTGCGCGCTACGATTTTGACGCATTTTGCCAAGAGCTCGTCGACCTCGGGCTCGAAGAGGCTTTCGAAATATGCTTTTGCGTCTTCTGCCGAAATGAGGGAACTACGGTAGAACTTCGCTCCCGAAATCGTCGCCGGCGTCTTGTAGTAGTTGCTCATCGCAGCGACTACATCGTCGAGCTCGCCGACGAAAAGGCGGTTTTCCTCATGCTTGATCGGGTCGTACGAGTCGATCGCGTACCAATCGGTGTAATAACCCTCGGTCTCCCAGGTGGCTAGAATCTCGTTCGTGGTTTTCATGGTGGTTTCCTTTCTCCTAGGTTTTCCTGATGGGGTTATTGTACCACTTACGCGGTACAAAACTTTCGTCAATGTGCACAAAAAGAAAATTTCATTGAATTGTACCCTTTCAGGTGGTACAATCCGAAAGAGAAAGGAGGTGATGAAATGCCGCGGATGCACATCCAGCACACGGCAAACGGGACAATCGCCCGTGGGTATATCATCCAGGACGGAAAAGCGGTTTTCGCATCGTTCGAGATCGAGGGGAAGAGGCTTTCGGTCAAGAGCGCCGAAAACCACGTTCGTCGAAACCATGATCCGACGTTTGCCATTGAATCGATTACCCATTACCGCAAACTCTACCGCATGCCGATCTCGCAATTCGTGGAATCGGCCGAGCTAATCGACATTCAGGAAGGGGACTAGTTATGTCTAACGAAATCGTACCGGCAAGACCGCAGGAAGTATCCCGCATCGACACGAGCAACCCAATCGGGGGAATGTACTCGTCGATGAAATCCGAGACGCGCGAGGAAAGGCTCGACCTGTTCGAGGCCGTCACGAACGCGGAGCCGTTGGAGGACCATATCAACGAATGCATCAACGTACAGGACGTGACGGTCCAGCCCGTCGAATTCGTCGATAGCGTCACCGGAGAATACAAGATGCAGAACCGTATCACGCTCATCACGCCGGACAAGGACGCTTTCGCATGCACGTCCTTGGGCGTCGAGACGAGTTTGAAGCAGCTTTTCGGGATCGTCGGCAATCCGCCTTGGGTGCCGGCGCTGCCCCTCAAGGCCGTGAAGCAGCAGGGCAACGGAAAATACAAGTTCACGTCCCTGCAGCTCTTCAAGTAGAAACTAGAACGTCTGTTTTCTGGTTCGCCGATTTCGTTTCTGTTAGGCTCGAATCTCCCCTAAGATTCGGGCCTTACTGCTAGAAGGTGTGAAAATGGCTTTCGGTTTCATAGATGCTTTCAACAAGGCATTTCAAAAGATCACTTCTAAAGTCATGGGCATTTTGCCCAAGCGAAAGCCGAAGCCTCCGAAACCGAAACCCTGGCAACAGTTGAGGTGTGAGCTCGAACGTTCGAAGAAGAGGGTCGAGACGAGCGCGGAGCGGATCCCGCAGGAACCGGAGCCCGATTTCCTCGAACCGGAAGATATGCCTCCGTTCCCGAAAATCGCCCCGGAAAACGTGGAGGCGGCGCGCGCGCTGACCCGGGGGCGCGAGTTCGACATGCTCATCGACGAGGACCCCGCGTTCATGGCATGGGTGAACCGAGTGGGAGGAGAGGCGGGAGTACCGGTGGATCCCCGGCTCGGCATCACCCAATCGCGCCTCGATTACCTCGTCGAGCTTTTCGGCGTCGAGGACCCTTTAGCCCTTTACGAGTACATCACCAACGATCCGGATTACGGCTATAGGGAATTTCAAGAAGCGTACGATATAGACGGCAAGAACAAAACGCCCGGGGGTGAGGGCGCTTACCGGGTCAATAGCGCGATTTCCATGCATATGATGCAGGTCGAGCTGTTCAAGAAATTTCCCATTTACGAGCTGGTGACGTCATGAAGCGCCGGCTGCCTTCGCGCGTCGTCGCCGCGCTCGATACCGAGACCATCAACGCCAAGGCAAAGCATCCGGTTTCGCTGCCGGTCTCGTTCCAGATCGCGTACACGGGCGGTGCCGCGCTATCGGATGCAGATCTAGGGGCGATGGACGTGAAAGTGCTGCGCGTCCAGGACGATTTGCCGCGGGCGTTGTCGCGCATCGTGCTCGACGGCAAGCGCGAGGGGTATTCCCCTGTCGTAGCCGTTCACAATCTCGCATACGATTTGCGTTTCCTCATGGACTACATCGAGCGGGCTTTCTTGTCCGGCTACGAGATCGAGTGCTGTTTCAAATCATCGATTAAACCCCTTAACGTGAGCATTTGCGAGGACGGGCGCGCGCGCCTGATTTTCTGGGATACCTTGACGTTTTCCGGAATGGGGCTCGCGCGAATGGGGCGGCAATGCGGAGTCGAGAAGCTCGTCGGCGATTGGGACTATACCAAAGCGCGGCATGCCGAAACGCCCCTCGACGATGACGAGCTCGCATACGCGAAAGGCGATTGCATCACGCTTCTAAACTGGCTCGCGTACTGGGAGCGTCTCAATCCCGAGACCAAACCGTACGAGCTCGGGAGTCGGATCCTCACGAAAACGTCCGTCGTGCGCTCGAAATGCCGGGGCATCACGTCCAGGCTTAAAAAGTCGTGGCGAGACAAGAAGAAGATCAGCTTGTACGGGGAATTCCTCTTGACGTGCAAGCAGGAACTGCCCGAAACGGAAGCGGATTACAATTTGATGATCCGCTCGACTTCGGCGGGATGGGCTTTCACCGCGAGCGAGGCCGCGGGCGTCACGTTCGAGCATTGCATCAAGATAGATGCCCGTTCAATGCATCCTTCTCATATGCTGACGCATCTGTACCCACGGGCGTTCGAGATCGTGAAGGGATCCGACCGTGCCGCTTTCGTGTTTTCCACAATCTGCGAAAAGCCGGTGGAAAAGGTGATCGCTGATTGGGAACGCCCCTTTGCCTACGCTTTCAACGCGCGCGTGAAGTTCACGAACTTGAGACTCAAGAAGGGGAGCATCTTCGAGCGCGACGGTATAGGGCTCCATGGCTCGGGGCTTTTCAAGGACTACGAGACGCGTTTCGACGATTACGATGACGAGGCGTCGAATCGCGAATTCAACCGGATAAACGCCTCGGGGTATTCCAATTACTGCGTCAAGGGGCGCTACGCTTTCGGAAAGCTCGTCAGCGCGGATATATGCGTAATATCCTTGAACGAGATAAACGCGTGGGTACACGCGCAGGTCTACGAGTGGGACTCGTTCGAGGTCTACGAGATGAGCGCCTCGGCGACTTTCAAAAGAGTTCCGGACCATGTTCACGCGTGCGTATCGGCGATGATAGAGCGAAAGAACCTCGTCAAATCGATGATGGGCGGGCATATGGTCGAACGCCCCGATTGGATGCCGCAAAGCGCATACGATGAGATCGCTACAGATCCGCGCTCCCAGGGCGCGAAAGATTATTACGGATTGGTCAAAGCAGACGTTAACAGCTTATATGGGATGTTCGCGACGAACGAGTTCAAACAGGAGATTTCGTATTACGAGGGCGAAAACACCTTCGACTACGCGGGGGAGAGCGGTTTCTCGAACATGCCGGAGAAACCTAAAGCGTGGTACCAGTTCGGTTTGAGGATCGCGGCGTTTTCGCGTTTGCAGCAATGCATTGCGATGGTATTGCTCGACGGCTACGGGGTCGCGAGGCGTTTCGTGAACGGGGATACAGACTCGCTAGCCGTCGAAGTGCATGACGGTATGGGGCTCGATGACGTGATCGAGGCGCTCGACGAGCTGCACGCCGTCATCAGGCGGGGAATGGACGTTTGCGTGAAGTCCAAGTTCGTCAACCGGGAGAACTTCGAGGGCCTCGGGGAGTACGAGCTCGACTGTTTGCCGGTGAAATACTGCGCGGTCGCGAACAAGCGATATGCATACCTCGACCGATCGGGAGAGATTCATACGGCATCTGCCGGCGTGCCCGTGAAATCGACGCGGGAAGTTATGGAATACGAACTGAAGGCCGGCTCTGATTTCTCGCGCGCGACTATTCGGGCCCTCGGGTACGAGGTCGAATACGTGGGTAGCATCTCGGGAACCAAGGCGCGCACGATTCCGAAATGGGGCGAGACGTTGGGAGAGGATCTTGAGATCGTCGATTGGCGGGGCGTGCCTTTCACCTACCCGGCCGAAACGTGCGTCGGGATCGCGCTGACCGACACGTCGAAGGTGCTCGGAAGCGGTTACGATTTCGACTATACTAAATGTTGCGCGAATGCCGGCCTTCCCAGAATGGCGCGCCGGCATTACGAAAAGGTGCTGACAACTGATGGTACGCAGATGATAGGGAAGTGGTGATCATGCCTTTTAACTGGGAAATTCCTCAAGACGAGCTCGACGCTTTTCACGGTCAAGCCGAAAGCATCTTCGGGACAATCGGAGACGCGGCGATGGGCCTCGGGTCGAAGGTCGCCGGCATGGTCGACCCCGAACACGTGACCAACGCGATCGAGCGAGCCGGCGCATCCGGAGATATAGGAGAGGGTGCATCGGAGCTCTACGCCGGCGCGCTCAACGTCGTGAGCGATATCGCGCAGGGTTTCGGGATGGACATGGAAGACGTGCCCGAATACACCGGCGAAAGCGCAACGGCGTTTTGGAGGGGCCTAGCCGGTGACGAATCGGCGCGCGAAACTCCGGTCACGACCCGATCGGGCGAGGAAACGACGCTCGGAGGGGTCAAGGGCTACGGCGAAATGGAGGATATCGCCGCCGACGTCCGGACCGGCGCAGAAGGTCTGACCAAGGCCGCGCAACTCGGAGCGCTCAACGAGATTTGGGACAGGCTCA